CGGAAAATAAACCTCAAATACCCACCCATACGTTCTCACAAGCACTCAAATGTTTATTATTTTTCCAATCGTCCTTTGTTTGGGCCTCTATGGAGTGGAGGCCCAATTTTCGGTGGTCAGCATGGTTGCTGAGTTGGTTGGCTACCAACTTAGCACCATTGCTGGCCAATTGGTGGCGAAGTTGTTCGCCATCGGCAGGGATGCGTTAATGGTGGAGCGCGTCACTGTGTATGGCCAAAGTGTTGCAAATGCGGCGCACAAGCGATTGTGCGATTACCGTAGTGACAACTATTGCGCATGGAACATTCCCAGGTTTGGTTATGTGCCTGCGTGGTATTCGCACCACAGGCTGTACGAATATGTAATGGGCATGCCGATGGGTGCCTTCTCCGTTGGAGAGGTGCATCTATGGATCAGCGTCTGGTGCGTGACGTTAATCTTGGCATGCGTGGCGGCTGCTGTTGCCTTTCGACGCGTGCGCGTTTTCCTACGGGGGATGCGCTTGCGGATGGCGGCCACCACCGGGACTTTGCAACTTGTGTCCCGTCGCGCTAAGGAGTTTTACCCGATTGTGATTGAGGGTATTAAGGGTCATATGTTGAAACCAGCGGCACCACAGTTTAAGGCTGATGCACGTGCCACTACCGTCTCCGACATTCCCGCCGCGCAAACAAGCGAAAAGCCAGTTGAGCCCGTTGTGGTCCCTGGTACCGATGCCTTGCCGTCATCGGTCGTCAAAACAGTTAGTTTTGGCGCGGAAGCACCGGTGCGTTACCGGTCTATCCAATTTGGCGGGTGTGACGAGGTGCATATTGTGCTCCTCGGTGAACCCGCATTTGTGCCTATGCTTGAAGTTAATGAACCAGAGGAAAAGGTAGATGTAACAGATCCACTTGAATTCATCTCGTTCAACTTAGTTAAGGCATTCAAATTGGAACATGGGACGATGTCTTTATCGACGGCGAATGAGCTGGTGTTCAGGCGGTGGGTTGTGAAGAATCCCCATTTGTGGCACGGGCTCAATGAGGCAATGGTTGAGGATTTGATGCCACGTCTGTTGCCTGCCGTCTTCGTCCCATCGGATGACGAACTGTCCTCGGCGTTAGTGCTGAGACCGAGCCTCCTTGATCGTCTTGCGTCTGCCATCGGCGGCGATTCCTTAGCGAATCGAGTGTCCGAGAGTGCAGCACTGCGACGCGATTAGGGAGGCTTGGTTAGGTGTGGTGGTGTTGACACTCGTACGCGGGTCGATACAACTACTATTCGTGATTTGGTCACCACACTGAAACCAGGCAAACCCAAAGAGCGGACCGTCTTTCGAATACCCAATGTTGGGTATCACTGTAAATACATTGTACACAATGCTAGTGTATCGAATACGGTAAGAGCAGTAGCAGAGCGCGTCTTCCGAGTGGAGGGAAATGGGGGCTTTATTCCCCCACCACCCGGAGACGCCAAGATTTTCCGCGCCAGGCTTGGCGATTTCCGCCGTCGATTGTGCAAGGAGTTGGGGAGTGCGACCCGACTCAATTACGATCAGTTGGTAGACCTGTATTTTGGTCGTAAGAAGACAATTTACAAAAATGCCACCGACTCCCTTCGTCTCGAGCCAATCGAGCTGAAGGACTCCAGGATCAATGCCTTCGTTAAGGGGGAAAAGGTCCGAGTTACGGACGCCAAGCCCGACCCAGCGCCGAGAATCATTCAGCCTCGTAAGCCCCGTTATAATGCAGAGTTAGGCACGTTTCTCAAGCATATTGAACATCGGGTTTATGAAGCAATCGCTGAGGTGTTGGGAGACATCACAGTGACCAAAGGTCTTAATACTGAGCAGTTGGGAGTTGTGGTGGAGCGTAAGTTCCACAGATTCCGTAATTGCGTGGCGGTTGGATTGGACGCAAGTCGGTTCGACCAACACGTGCGTCGCTATGCCCTTGAATGGGAGCATTCGGTATACTTGAATATGTACAGGGGGGAAGATAAGGCCCTCTTAGCGCGATTGCTTAAAATGCAGTTGCGCAACCGTTGCGCAGCTCACTGCGGAGATGGGGTGGTTAAGTATACCACTGACGGGTGCCGCATGTCGGGAGACATGAATACCGCACTCGGGAACTGTCTGTTGATGTGTGCGATGGTCCACGCTTACTGTGGTGAACGTGGTGTGCAATTTGAGTTGATCAATAATGGGGACGACTGCGTCGTCTTCATGGAAGCCGCAGATGTCGATAGGTTCAATTGTGGACTAGTCGATTGGTTTAAACAGATGGGATTTACTATGAAGGTGGAAGCGCCGGTTGACGTTGTGGAGAAGATTGAGTTCCGCCACATGCATCCGGTCCACAACGGGGAACAATACGTCATGGTACGCAACTTTCCTGAGTGTCTGGATAAAGATTCTAATTCTATACTTCCTATCCCAAATGTTACTGCGGCC